ATTCTGATGTATTGATTTCCAAACTCAAGCATATAAGTTTGTGTTGTAGAAAATTCAAAAGGAACAAGTCTTGTTTTTTTTGAACTATCTTTTACTTCTGAAATAAATGTTGTGCCTGGTCTACGAGTAGCTGATCCATGAGGATAAACAACAAAATTTTCTAAAGTCTTACACGCTGTTGTATATTTAGCTATGTCATTACGACCATCTAATCTTGGTGAAAATTCTCCACCTGTAAAGTTTGTAAGCTGTGCGGCTACTCTTGCCATGTATTAGAACCTTGAATTGATAAATGTACTTGCATCCATTACATCTGCCATACCTTTATCGGGTTGAGTATTTTGACCTTCTGTACTATCTACAAATCTTGCTTCTCTTAATTTATCTCTAAGAAGATTATACATATTGGCAGTTAAAGGATTAGATGATGTAATCGCATAAGCAATGTCAGCAGCTAATGCAGCTGATAATGTTTCTCTTAACAATTCATCATATTCATTTGGATCTTCTATTCTTCCAATGTATAAAATTTTTAATGAAGAATTATCTGTTAATATTTTTCTACCTTCTACTTTGTAATCTGAGTCGTAATCAAGAATGGTAAGCAGTCGTAAACAATCTGCAGGTAAGGTATATTGTTTGGTAAATCCCCATGCAGGTGTGTCTGTATCTGCTGCAAGTTGAACTCTTTTTTGTAAACAATTCCAAGGGTGAGATCTGAATATTGAATCTCGCACTTGAGTAAATCTTGCATTACATAATCTTGCATTCTTAGAATCTTCTGTCAATGAAAGGATTGTAGATGCTCCCAGTTGATTTAAAGCTCCGTTACAAATGTCTACTACTGATGCCATATTGTTGCCATATCTCCTGTTGCGTTAGACCTTGTTCATTTGTCTTTTGCTTGTTTCTACTATTAATATCTTTTTCTTCAATAATTTCAACTAAAGCATATCTATAAACTCTAGTATCGTCTTGCCATTGAAAATGCAATAACTGTTTAGGCTCATCATATAAACCAAGGTTTCTTGGATCAAAATCATTTTTGGTCATCTTTTAATATATATTTACGTCTTAATTTTCTAGGGTGTGTGAGTTGTTGATATATTTCATCTGTAGTTCTACAGGGTTTAAGATTAAAACCATGATGATGTTTTGATGTATGTTCAAAACGATCTACTAAAACATATCTATAAATGTAATTATTTTTTTTTATATGTATGAACGTTTCTAGTTTTTCTGTCTTCTTCATAAGAAAAGTGGGGGAGATAACCCCCCCACTTAATTGTGATTAGTTTATTACGTATGTAATATTCCAAGACATAGTTCCAGCAGTACCACCATCTGCTGCCATTGTAGCAGCGATGTAGTAGTAACCACCTGGATCTGAACTGTCTCCAGCTAATTCATACATTTTTTGACCTGCTGTGTTGATGTTTGCAGCTTCAAATCTAACGTCTGCCATTGCGCCAGCATCAGCTACCGCAGTTGCGAAAACGTCTTCATCTTTGACTGCACCAGCAGTAGTATAAATTCCAACATTGAATGTACACGATCCACCTAATGTGTCTGACCCAATAAATAATTGAGGCACAGAAGCATTACTTGGTATCGGTGCTAACATTACAATATCGTTATTATCACTGTCACCAGCGGCAAGTTCAACAGTTCCTTGAGCTACACGAAGTACACCATGTAATTCTGCAGCGTTATTTGGAACCTGTGGAGTAGCTTCGAAATTTGCTACTAAATCAGTATTTTTAGTTCCCATATTTCTATCCTCCTATTACGATTCTGTACATTGAACTTCCACTACTTTGTCTTCTTCCATTCTTGTTGCTCCGAAAGATGCACAGTAGTAAACTTGAGTAGCATAACCTTTGTCAGCTCTCTCGTCTATTCTAGCAGTAACGTCTTTGCCTACAGCAAGTGCGATACCATCTTGTGCATAAGCGATACAAGATCTGGTAGTTCCAGATAGTGATAGTCTGTTTGATACAATAAAATTAAAACCAAGAAACGAGTTTATTTCACCATTTGCCAATGCTTTGACAGTGTTAAAATCTGAACTTGTTACTTCAGTTGTCCCTAATAAATCAGTGATTTGTTTCGGTCCTACAATAATAAATCTTGGAATTGAAGGATCAACACTATTTAAATCAAGAGTCTGTTTTGCAGTTCTTAATTTAGCAATTGTTAAACCAGCAGATCCGTGAACGATTTGATTTGCATTAGCCGTACTTGTAGATCCTGTTTCACCTGTGAAAGCAGTTCCTATCGCAGCACTGATTATTTCATCATCCATTGCTCTACCCATAGCATAAGCTGCAGCTTGAGCGTAAGATGAAGTTGGATCGATTAAGAGTCTTACTTTATCTTGATCGTCAATTAGGTCAGCGAATTCATAATCCACAAGAGATACTCTACGTCTAGCGTGAGGGGTATCAATTTGTGGAGTATCGCCATGCCTACTTGTTCTTTTCTGAGCTGTTACTGCTCCTACTTGGTCAAAGAAAGCATTTTTACCTACGACACTTTCAAGACGAACTTTGTCTCTTAGTAACGATCCCATTTGTTGAGAAAGCAATTGTATGTTAGCAGAATACTGCTGTACAAAAGCTGTTGTTACGTTGATTGACATATTTGTCTCTCCATTTGTTATAGTTTATTTTTTAAAACAATCAGAAAGGTTCTCCATCAAAATTGATAGGCATCTCTTGGATTTAAAGTCTTTTAGACTAGAAGTCTATTCCTTCTTGCCAGTGGGGTTCTTACGAATTGTCCCACGCCTATTAACCCAGTTATAATATTCGTCAGCGATTGGCAAGGGATTTTTTTTTTGAAATTCTGAACCACATTCCTTAACCAATCGCAAGATTTCTAATCTAAGCTCTTTATCTGATAAATGATTACTTTCCGCCATTTATCATCTCTCTCATAGTGTAGACTTGTTGTACAAGTTTATCGTGATCTGGATGACCTTTGTTCCAGTAAGGTCCTGATCTATCATTTATAATTTTAGATATTTCACCTTCAAGATCTCTGCCTTGATCTACAGATTCAGACTCTGTGGTAATCACTTTGTCTTCAGATAAAAGTCCAGCAATCTTAGAAAAACCTTTGATGACATCTGGATGATCTCCAAGTCTTGTTCCATCTTTGAGTTGCATATCTAATACATCACTAGGCATATTTGCTTTTGCAATTGCTGCGGCTTTATTAATATTTTCATCATACTGTTTACCCCACTCTTGTCTTAACAGTTGTTCAGATTTAGCTTGTGCAGTTTCAGTATCTATCTTTAATTGTTGTGCAGTGCTTTCAGAGTTCTGTTTATAGAAATCTAAAATTGACTGAGCTTGTTTTTCATTCAAACCTGTTTTGTGAGCCACGTCTGCAAATGCTTTGATTGCGTTTTCATCTATAGGCGTAACCTCTGATTTAAAATCAAGTTTATATTTATCAGAAGATTCAGGTCTTCCAAGTTTATCATAGACTTCATTCCATTGATCGTCAGTAGAATTATTGTTTGGAATAATTACTTTATCTGAACCAATCATTCGTGTTGCGTTAATATATGATTTTGCTAACGCATCTATCTCGGTAAACTTTGAAATGTTTGGATCATTTCTAAATTCTTCAGAAATAGTTTCTTTCCAAGACTTTGCGGTTTGTACTGTGTTGTCGGTTGTTGATGATACTAATGTATCTGTTGCTGTTGTTTCTGTAGATGTTTCTGGTTGTGGTGTTGTGTCTACAGGCGAAGTATTATTCTCCGTTATCTGCTCGTTTGACATTTTCATTTTCCTTTTGCAGCATTGATTTTATAAATAGAAGAACGCTGCGTTGTCCTTCCATATATGCACTCTCATGACTATCTCCCTTAACATTGGTTGTAGAATGATAGTGGCATCTTTTTTCAAGATCTTCCATGACACGTTTGCCTGGGTCAGATCCAAAAACTATTTTATATATTTCTCTTAGTTGTTTTATTTCTTTAATCATTATTCAGCTTCAGCATTTGCTAAAGCTCTAGCCTCATCTGGTAGTGCTTTTGCTAGTGGTGCTATTTTTCCTCCAGCTTCAGCGACTTGCTGTAGTTGTTGCATTTGTTGCATTTGTTGTTGCTGTTCTTGTTTTTGTTGTCTTTCAGCGTTCACTTGAGATTGTGGTTTTAAAACTTTTTGTGGTACACCCACAATATCCATTAAATGTCTAACCAGTTTATCAAAGTTTACATAATCAAATACTGGTGCAACATTTGCAATAGATCCCATGATTTCAATACCACGCATAATAGATTGTAACTCTGTGGACTTTTGAGCTTTGGCAAGAGGAGAAACATATTCAATCTCTACATCTTTACCTGCTAAAAATTCTGGTGCAGGTTTAAATATATTTTTTCTCAATAGAATATTAAATGCTCTATCAATTAAAGGTTTTAATAATTCAGATTGTAATCTTCCTAACACAGGTCCTAGGAGTCTCATCTTCTCTTCGTTTCTTTGTATGACTTCGGTTGCTGTCATTTGTGGACCTTGTTGCATCATTAACTGATTGACATAGAATACATTACGAATTGCGTTTCGTCTTTGCTCTTCCATATTTAATCCAAGTGGATTGTTTGCTCCAATATTAAGTGGTTCTATTCTGTCTCTTGTGCCTGATCTGTAGAAGTTAAGTCCACCAGGAACTGTTCTTACAGGTAAAATAAATCCGTCATCAGGAACAAGTAAAGGAGGATCGACTTGTTTTTGTGCGGCTTTAATCGTTGTCTTTGACATTTCATTTAACATCTTAACATCAGGTAAAGCTGTCATTGCAGGAGATCTTCCATAAATTTCATGTGATGCTTTTAAGTATCTTGGAATTACAAATGGAAACTCTCTGAACCCAGACACTGATAACTCTTCACCTTTGCCTGTCATGTAGACTGATTCAAAAGGCATATTTTTTTTATCTTGTTTGGTTACATCAAAATCATCTCTTGGATAGATTGCGTGAATAATGTCTACTTCTTCGTATGGATTCTTTTTTTGTATACTTTCAAAATCTACATTAGTTCCAAACTTTTGTATTGCTGCTCTTACAGACATTTTAAATTTTCTGAATATAGTATCTACTCTACCTTTATCATTTTCTGCAATGTAAACTTCATTGATGTGTCTTGTTGAAAATTTTAAAATATCTTCTTCATCTTCTTCAATAAACATTGCTGCTGTACCAAAAGTAATTAGGTCATGGTAAAGTTCAAATATCTCTTGTTGAAAGTTTGATCTTCCAAATGCAATATACATTTGTTCTGTTGCAGACTCTAACCATTCTTTTGCTTCATCTTCAAATTCTATATCTTCTTCTTTGAAGCGTAAAGAAAACCAAGGGGTGGATGGATTAGTCAGCATTCCATGAAGTGATGCTGCTAAAAGTTCTACCGCTTGAATTGGAGAACTGTCAAAAATAAGTTCAGTTCTTTTATCACCCTTTGATCTTGTTTTAGTTACATCTGCTTTTCTTGGTTGCATATAATCTGCAACTTCTTGCCAATGCGTTTCCCAGTTTTGTCTTTGAGATTTTAAACGATCATATCGTTTGAGTAATGCTTTTGTTAAATCTGTTTGTGCCATTATGATCCTAATAAACTTTGTTTACCTAAAGTTGGTTCTCCTTGAACACCAGTAGATGAAGTTAAAATTGTAGCTGATCTTCCTTTTCGTTTTGTTTTTATATCTGTACCATATCCCGATTGATCCATTGCAGTTGCTTGTGAAACCTCTGCTTGAGTTGGTGCAGGAGTTGGTGGTGCAGGTGGTGGTGGTGATTTAAATACGCCTCCCATACTATTCTCCTAATAAAGTTTTTCTTCCCACTTCTGCTTCTTCCTCAACTCCAAGTGGTCCAGTTAATATTGTTGATTTTCTTCCTTTTCTTCTTCGTTCTACTCCTGCTTGTTCAGATGCAATTCTTTCTTTTTCTTCAGCGGAAAGTTCTGCTGATGGTGGCTCTGGTGCGGGTTGCACTGGAGGTAGCGGTGGCATTTTAGGTGAAAATAATGATCCCATAATTTATAATATATTGTAACTATTATCTGCTACACTTTGAGGTGCAACTTGTCTAGTGTTAAGTTCTTGTAGTCCTACAGCAAGATACCTCATAGCATCACACGCATGACTACTCCAATCGTGTACAGGCTTTGATCTAAACATTCTGTTTTTATCAATATACTTCCTGTGATAATGTCTTAACGCATCTATGAGTTTTTTGCAATGATCTACATCTATCCAGCATCTAGGCAACAACATACTGGTTGCGTGTATCCCATCTTCTAGTGGAATTTTTGGAACGACTTTAAATCGTATTCCTAATTGATAGGCGACCTCTCTACGAGTTTTACCATTACCAAAATCAGTAACTTCTATATCATGCGGAGCATAATGATTTTCGTATACATAATCCTTTTCTTTCATATACTGAATGTAATGAGGTAAACCCTGACCACGTTCCTCATAGTAATCTATGATGTTTATTGATCTACCTAACTGCTGATAAAATATAATTGCAGTATGATCTGAAACTCCTAGATCCATACTGGTGTGTACTGGCAAGGAAGGATCGTAAGGTACACGAGCAATCTGGCGTTTGTTTTCCATCTCTGCGATTTGTGTTCCGTAGATCGCACCCTCAATGTTTGCAATCCAATCACACTCAAACTCTTGCTTGAACTTGTTATCTCCCATCACTTGTTTAGCCTTATCTAATTCATCTGGGTCTACGATATTTGTATCTGATGCTTTTGCTTTATACTGAAACCAATCCTCTGCACTTTGTGCGTGAAGATAAAGCTCATAGAAGTTATTATTCATTCCTTGGGGTGTACCAATAAACACACAGTAACCTTTTCTGTCGGATAGTGCGGGTCTTATAATCTCTGGAAACAATCGTTCATTAACATTAGCATATTCATCAATCACACAACCATCAAGATAGATTCCTCTCAACCCATCACAGTTTTCTGATCCTAGTAATGTAATCCTTGAACCATTAGGTAAATCTGCACGTAGCTCTGTTTCGTTAAACTTTGTACCTACAATCTTTTCACAAAACTGTTTCATGTAATCCCATGCAATAGATTTTGCTTGTTTAAAGGTTGGAGCAATATAAGCAAACCTTGGGTTCTTCTCTTTAGAGGTCATGGCGGATCTAATGAGATGATTAATCATACAGACTGTTTTGCCAAATCTTCTATGACAAACAAGCACTGACCATCTATATTGATCTATCTTATGATGAATATACTTCTGGTGTTTTCTGGGGGTGTATTCTATTTTAATCTGCATTAGTGCATCGTGCTTGATATAGGTTCTTGATCTGGGTTATATTCAAATTCTAGACTTGCCATAATCCAATCCATGTAAAGCATAGACGCAAATCTATTAGGTAGACCAGTAATCTTTATCACCACATTGTTTGTTTTAGGGTCTACATAAACAATTGATTTAACATCTTTAGTATCAAACTCACTCATCCTATACCAGATATAGTATTTAGGTAGGCTTGGCAAAGAGGAAAAGGTGTGGGTTGTTTTAGCGGGGTGGGGTAAGTGTGTCTGGCTAAAGGTGTCCTACAGTCCCATGAATATATATATAATAAAGTGCGATGACTTTTTGGTGTATACCCTATGTTAGTTTTGCAAAAATGTAGCTGTCATATATTATATATAGACGTGATAATAGAAAGTTATAGGAAAATATATTAATTTATTCTTTTATATTGGTTGCCGTTGCTCTTGTTGTGAGAGTTGGCGGTGGCTCGCTGAATAAAAAAATTACAACTTTATTACACCAATAAACTTTTTTAATTCTATGTATTGACTATTGTCTCAATAATGATATAACTACATTAAACAACTAACAAAAGGAAATAAAATGTCTGAAATATCTGTATTAATTATTTTACTTTCAATGGGTTTGTCTATTGTCTGTATGGGTGTAGTTCTCGCTATTGCTTCAATAGATGAGTGCGATTATAGGAATGATTTATATAAACAACAAAGAAGGGAGAAAACAAATGCTAACAAAAAAACATTTTAAAAAAATTGCTGAGATAATTGGAAATAATAGAAGCTCTAATTTCAGTAATCCATTAAGTCAAAAAATAGATTTAGTAGATAAACTTTCAAATTTATTTTTAGAACTTAATAAAAATTTTGATAGAGAAAAATTTACAGAAGCCTGTTTAAAAGAATTAAAATTTAAATAAATATCCTTTTAACCCCTGATAATTAATTTTGTCAGGGGTTTTTTTATGGGTTGACAAATCATATTATATATTGTATTGATATGTTTAAACAACAAAAGGAAAATAAAATGAAAACAGAAACTATAATATACAAAATGTTAACAGAAAACACTGGCGTTCACTTGTGTGATAGCGGTGGAGATAATGATAGACACTGGCAAAGAAATCAAAAAAAATCTATCAAAGATTTCAGGAATGAGTCATATACCTCAAATGATGATGGCTTTATTACTAAGTCATTATTCCATCATTTAAATGAAAGTTTGGAATATCTACCAAGTGAGACAAACATGTTTAATGCTTGGATAAAAGCTGACAAATATGACTGGGTAAAAAATCCAGATGGTAGATGTCATATTATAAATGATGTGCAAAATTTTATGGATACCTACATATATCCAGAAACAGAAAGTCAATGCACATATACATATAATTTTGAAAACTGTTTATCTCAAGATATTCAATACATTTCAAGTGGTGATTTATATGAAAATAATATAATCGCTCTTTGTATTCATAATGGATGTGATGCTAGAGGTGGAATGACTGACTACAAATTTTTCAAAGTAGATGTAGATAGTTTTTATAACTGGGATGACGAAATTTATAAAGAAGATGAAGTGGCATAAATGAAACTATATCAAGGTAAAAACAAAGACTTTAATATCATTAGATATTTAGGTTTACAGCATGGGATAATTGTCAGCAAAAAGACGACAATTAAACAGATAATAGAGTTAATAAAACAAAGAAAGGTAAATTAATTATGTTTTACGAAACAGTAAAAGAATACAAGCCAGTAAGATATAAGGGTTATGATATATTTTTAGAATTGAAAATAAATAATATGATGATTGCTACTTGTTTACACGACAATGGAAGTAATTTTACAGAAAAATTTATGGATTATTCTAAAAAAGAAGTAATCAATATATTAAAAAATAAAATAAAAAACTAATTAATGACACAACAATTAAAAGCTAAAACAATTCTTAATTGGTGGAACTCTGAAGGTATAATGCGAATACGATTAGAAAGGTATTTAAAAAAGAATAATATATCTTTACACCGATATATTAATTTGATATGCTTTAATAAACAACAGAAAGGAAAGTAAAACAATGAGCCAAGAACTAAAAACAAAAGCACTCAATAATAGATTTAATGAGTGGTTAAAAAAATGTCCAGTTGAATATAAAGAAACAAAACATCCTAGTGAGGGATTAGTTTCTTTTAACTTTGATATGGATAAATATAGAGACGTAAGTAAATATAATACAATAGAAGCGTCTGGTCATTATCTTACCGAGTATCTTCCAGAAGATTATGAAAATTGGGATGATGAAAAATTATATAAATTCTGTGAAGATCATGCTCATTACCTTTACGAGGGTATGGATGGTGAATCATTATTTGATGAGATTAACAGATAAACAACAGAAAGGAAAACAATGGATAAACAATTTATGAATAAACTAAAAGGTTTAGTTGGACAAACTATTGTTAAAATTGAATATTTGAGTCCAAAGGATTCTAAAAAATTCTATGGTTGGAATTATCAACCTTGCGAAATTCATTTAAGTAATGGAGTAATATTGACTCCAAGTTGTGATGATGAGGGTAATAATGCAGGAGCAATTTTCACCAACATAGATGGACTTGCAACTATTCCTGTTGAAAGAAATTTACTTAAACAAAAAGCAAACAACAGAAAGGAACGATAATGAATAAGGAAAATAAATTAACAGAGCATGAATTAATCAAAAGACTTGATAACGAGTTTTATGATTTAGATTTTGAGATAACGCATTGTGCAACAAAAGGTATTGTTGCTAAAGTTTATTTTTATGAAAAAAAACTAGATCAAGAGGTGGCGTAAATGAATGATGTAAGTGTAATGAATGAAGAATTCCATGAATGGTTAGACCAATGTCCTGTACAATGGTTTAGAATACAAAATGGAAAACATTATAATGCAGATAAATCGTATTATGAAGGAGCATCTTATATGTTTCTTAAAGATGATGAGGATGATGAGGATGATGAGGAGAATATATGACAGTAGCATTTGTATTAGGTGTAATATTTTTTTTCATAGGTTGCATTATTTTAATGGGTCTATGGTTAGCAAATAGGTAAACAACAGAAAGGAAAGTAAATGAATATATTTTTATCACATTATAAAAAACGAGACGGAGCAATTTACAAAGATCTCGCTAGTTTAAACCATAATGAAAGAATAAAAATGTTAAATGGTTTTATTGATAATGCTTTCAAAATGTTAAGACGTGACGCTAAACAATACGCATTTGAATTAAAATCTATTATATTTTTTCAGAAGTTAATTAAATTTTGTGAGAAAATAAAAGAGAAAGAGGTAGCGTAATGGAAGATAAAAAAAATGAATGGGAGTGGGAAAGTCTTAAAATTAATATCAAAGACCCACAAGGGAAAATTCACATTTTAAATAGTTTGAACATAGGAGACTTTTGTTTGAATGCTTTATTTGATGAAATAAAAATATATGTAGAAGAAAGAAAGGGAATTTTAAAATAAATTAATTTTTAGGGGGTTGTTCTATCTCGTCAACAATCCCCTCAATCTCCTTAATCTGACTACCATCCGACCAAGAAATATTGAGTGATGTATCTTGCTTAATATTCTGGACTTTATTATCTGAATAAATATCTGTAACCTTACCAGCAATCCACTTCAGGAATGATTGCTTGTCCCTTAAAAATAAAATGAGTGATTGATCTGGTACTTTATCACTATCATATATTCGGAGCATCTTATCAACTAAAGTTTGAATACCATGTTTTCTAGCTTCAGTTATTCTCTCTTCAAGTTCAGGATTTTTTTTTAAGTATGCGTAAAACTTCATCAAGCTGAACGGATACTGCTTGTCCTCTAAAATCTCTACTAAAGTCAGTCCGTCTGTTAGTCTCTCGCAAATAGTATCGGCTTGGTTGGTTGTTATCAATTCTTGGTTTGACTTTTTCTTTGTAATATTTTTCGAGTTCATTATCAGTAAACTTTTGAAACTGTTTAAGTCCCTTTAATTTTCGTATACGTGCTATATCAGAATAGTTATGTTTGTTAAATGCAAATCTGTTTTGTCCACCATGATACTTACAAAGATATAATCCTGTCGCTGTTCTATACCCTTTACACCCACAAGGTTTACCTGTCTGCCTAGACTTTCCTTGGCACAGAATTTTCTGCATTGGCTTTGCGACCACGTTGTTACTTCTCCCATGGTTTGATATTGTTACGAATATTATATTGCTTCTTAATATGATACTGGGGGTTCTTTTCCTTGGCTAGTTTTTTCAACACCGCACCCGTATTCAATTCCACTTTGGGTTTATCATTCTCCTTTTTCAAAGCGATAGCTTTCTTAATATAATAAGGATTGTATTTTAAATTAGCTTGTAAGTCAGCAAGGGGGAGTACGCTTAAAGCATCTATCTTATAAGACAAATCTCTATCTGATTTTAGTATATTGTATAATGTAATATATTGTTCTTCTAATGTCTGTATATTTGACACATAGTTTGTGTCTATTTTATACATAGATGTGTCAGATTTATACATACCAGTCTTTTCAGGCACTAAAAACTTAGCATTTATACAATATGTTTTTCCAGATCTACCCTTATACATTTTAAGTATATTAAGCTTGGCAAGGGTCAACAAAGATCTATGTATGGTGGAACGAGATAGTCCCGTGTCCTTTGCGATTGTGCTGTGTCGCAACCCACACTCATAATTATTTTTTCTCCATGCATATTTCATTATAGACATATACACCGATAGACAGTTTGCCTTTGCCGAACCTGATACTTTATCCAAATGATGATACAGCTTATATGTTGTAAGTAAGAACGATCTATTCGCCACAATCTTGACTACCTTTTGCCATGTTTACAGTAGGGTTGATGCTGTCTTTGTAATTTACGCAAATAAGATATCCAAACGTACTCAGAAACGCTCCTTAGACGGCTTTTAAAGGGTGCTACTTGCCTGATTTTATAAAATAGGCTACTGCCTAACCCTTTTTGATAGAACACTAAAAAAGCAGGTATATTTAAGCCATTGGCAACGTGTTCTGTAACAGTGGTATACTTAAAATAATTACCCGTATC